CACTATGCCATCCTCCCTGCCCCTTTTTACTTAAGAAATAATGCTCATTTTGTTTTGAGTATTTTTGGAAAATCCCTTTAAATACCTCAACATCTAGATCTATATCATAAGACTTTAGTCTAAGAGAACAGGTATCAGATATATTTGATAAACAACCATATACCAAGTGAGCTACTGTTACTAAATCGTGACCATTATCCCTAGCGAACTTCTTAGAATCTTTTAATCCTTTCTTCGCTTTAGGTGTAAGGTTGAAATCGGCTAAACCCATCATAATTCTTTACACTATTTTAGTTCAGATAGTTTCATGTAGATTTTATCCTTTAAAGGGACTATTTTCTCAAGAAATACAATATCGTCCCCTTTTGACCCGAATACTATAACAACATCACCTTTGTTTGGCAATTTTTTTCCAGAATCTAAGTAATTAGTTAATCGACCTTCTCTCTCACTATCTAAGAATAACCCTTCTAGAACGCCTGTCTCATCTTGCATAGTCAATCTGGCATATTTATTCCCGTTCCTACTAGTACGTTTTATGATATCAGTTAAAGAGCCTACAAATTTCACCCTAGCTCTAGGCTCAAGATCTTTCACTGCGTCAGCAGAATGAAAGTCCTGTCCATAAGTAAATATCTCTCTAATGTTATAAGAATAACTATATCCCAACAGTTTCTCTTCAAAATACCAATTAGCATACTTATTATGCACCTTGTTCATCTCATAAATTTCTTTGTAGGGCTTATATTTTTTCTTGAATGTCTCAAACCTCTTTTCCTTAAATATTACCCTGTTATCGTCTCCAACCATATCTTGTGTTTTTACATCATGTATTGATGTGATAATATCGTAATCGTATGACTCACCAAGTTCAAGTAGATTTCTCTTCTCTCTATCTGTCAAAATATTGAACGTCTGGGCCTCCAAAACCAATCTTGGTCTAGTATGTTTTACAAATGAGTCCAACAATCCAGCTTGTATAAGGGCTGATAAAGTACCGATGTTCAAACCTGCTTGTTTAGCAGCTAAAAAGACTTCATATTTATTAGAAAATGAATCTTCTCGGAATTCCAACAAAGACACTAAGACTTTAGTTGAGACACCTTTTATAGAATTCAATCCGTATCTAATATTTTTACCTTCGATCTTAAAATCGATATCCGACATATTTAAATCTGGCTGTAATAACTCTATATCAAAGTAAGAAAGCTCTTGAGATATCTTAGCTATCTCTTCATGAGAATTAGGCTCAAACTTAGTATACTTCAGAAGGCTTAGGTAAAACTCTTGGGGATAGTTGAATTTTAAGTATACGGTAATAGCTGCTAGATAAGCATAACTAATGGAGTGAGATTTATTAAAAGAATAATTAGCAGAGTCCTCCGCCACTTTCCATAGAACTTCCCCCACTTCAGGATCTAACCCATTCTCTTTTATCTTATCATTAATTTTAGCCTTCCACTCTGGCATTTTATCCACCTTCTTCTTACCGACAATACGTCTCAACTGCTCAGACTCATCCAAACTAAAACCTACTTTCACAGCCATTTTCATCAACTGTTCTTGATAAAGAGGGATGCCACCAGTGTAACTGAGGATGTCATCAAAATACTCATGCACAGATTGGAATTCTCCAGTCCTTACATAAGTAGCATAGGAATCCTTGAAATCCAAAGCTCCAGGTCTTGCTATAGCAACCACCGCTGATAATTGTTCTAGGTTTTCAGGAGAGATCAACTTACAGACTTTGAAGTTCGTGTCCGCTTCGATCTGAAACAAGCCCTGCGGAGATCTTAAACAAGCTAGTGCTGCATAGATACTAGGGTGATGGGGGTCTATATCCGAAGCCTTTATCCCAAGCCCCTTGCAAACATCATGGACAACGGATAATGTTCGAAGGCCAAGGATATCAAACTTGACACTCAAGCTAGCTACATCATTCATGTCATATGCTGAAACTAAAGAGTCATCATTTGTCTTCTGTAGTGGCATAATATCATCTAATTCATAAAAAGAAATAGATATCCCAGAAGGGTGGACCCCAGTATTCTTGTTTAAACCCTGTAGTTTTTTGGCTATCTTATAGACTTTAGGATATTTATCAGCATGGTTTTTAAAACTCTCACTCTCTTCATAAGCCGTCTGGAGTTTAACCACTATCCCATAATTCTTAGGGATAGAATCACTAATGTGATTGACTTCCATCTCAGATAATTCCGCAACTATCTTACCACACTCCTTCATGCAAAGTTTACCACTTAGAGTATTCAATGTCAGGATCTTAGAAGTCTTGCCTTTATATTTCTTTTCAATATATTTTATAACCTCTAATCTTCGATCATAAGAAATATCGTTATCAACGTCAGCCAACAAACTACCATCGAGAAAAGTTTCCCCTTCATGCTCTATCTTTTTTGCTCGACTCTTCGAAACAAACCTCTCAAAGAATAAATCATACTCAATTGGATCTATGTTAGTCACTCCGATGACATAGAGAACTAAAGAACCAGCAGCACTACCTCGACCTGCTCCTGTAGGTATATCATTCTCTACGCAAAAATTAATAATGTCCCAGTTTAGTAGTATATAGTCTACAAAGCCTAACTCTTGGAAGATAGACAACTCTTCTTTTAGCCTATTATAGTAAACTTGAGCATTATCAAATTTATCTATACCTTTCTGTTGTAGACGCTTAAAACATAACTTCCTTAAAAACTGATAATTGTCTGCAGATTCTTCACATGAGACTTCTTTATAATATTTATTCTCAATCTTAATCTCTGGCAACTTAACCCCTACAGGAAAAGGCGTTTTATATCCTGTGTATTTTAATGCATTCATATTTCTAAGTCAAAAAGCTGTTTACGAAAAACTTTAAAATTCATCTCAATGTCGTAAAGGGCATCATGCAATCGTTTGGGGTCATGATCTATATTGTATTTTTTAAGAAGGAAAGCTTGAGATGTTTTTAACTTTCTTTCCCTATGATTTATAAGTCTATACTGCCAACTAATAAAATCATCTTTATCTACTGGTATTTCTTTAGCTATAGCTACAGCTAATGCTCTAGTGTCAATAATACGCTCTACATATGAGTAGTCAGCATCTAGTTTCATTAACTCTCGCCAGATATTTACCATATAAACATCAAACCCTAATAAATTCTGACCAACTACAAAGGTATCCTTATCATAAAGATGCTTAGAAAAACTTTCCCAGACCTTACGAGGATTCTCTTTCCTCTTATTATACTCTTTTGTAGTAAATCCTGTTATCTTAGCTGCTCCCGCTGATACATCTAAATTCGGCCAATCAAGAAACATGTCATGCTTCTCCAAGATTTTATCTCCCTCTACTACTAACCAAGCAACTTGCCAAGGTCTTGACCTAATTAAATTCAAACCTTCAGTCTCTGTATCGAAGACTAAATATTTTTGTTTTTTATCAAATCTTAGTAATGATTCATCCATTGGCCACCTCTTTCTTTTCCAAATATGACTCGAAACAGAACTCTTGGCTACCAAAATGATTTAAATTTGGACTACTTAAAGTAGCTGCCTTACCGAAGTTTCTATTGCAGAGTATCTTGTATGTCTGCAATGCTTCTACATCTTCTCTTTTTTTGTAGAAGATACTTTTTACATCTTTACATTCCGCCCCGATATTATGAGCAAACTTTTTGACTTTGCGCGATAGTAAATTATCAAAAGGCAAACCGTTATCCTCAAGCCAAAATACAGGTTTAATTTGAGAAAAGCTTGGGACACATTTTTTTAGATGCAAGCTATTATTATAAATAAAAGAATCATAAAATGGGATCACTAGATCAATACTCTCACTCCATAATGAATTTAAAAAATTAAAATCTAATTTCCCTTTATGATTCGTATAAGCATACGAATAAATTCTGTATAATAATCGGCATCCATCATCATTATTGGCGAAAATTACAATCTTATGATCGGAATTGTCATCCTCATTTACATCGTTGCAACATGTGATCCTAAGCCCAAAAACTAGATTTATGTCTCGCTCTTTACACCTATTATGAGCAGTGACAAAACCTGTCATAGAGTCTTCAACTAATACTAGGTTCTTAATATTGTTCTCTTCACATATCGATAAGATGCTATCAGGACCGCCATCCTTCTCAGCCTCATCCAACGTTAGAATACTTTTCCCTATAGAGAAAGTAGATTTGAATACTGGGACCATGACCCAACTATACAAGCCTAGACTTACGAGTCAAGAACAATGTGCTGGGCAACCCTTATAATATCTGATCTCATATTTCCCGCCTTTAGGGATGAGATCTTCAGAGAAATCCTCTTCAAAGTAGCACTTGACTGTTTTCCCTTCTGAGTTGTAGACCTCATAATAAAAGAAATCAAATTTCATAGAGCAATGCCATTTTGGATTACCATCTTTTTTGAGTTCCCCCTTTTTGGTAGCGAAACCACAGAGCAACTTCCCACTAAAGGAACTGTCAGAAGGAAAGCCTTTACGAGCAGCGAAGTTGTATTTTGCGTCTCTCTCTGTAAAATTGTCGAGATATTTTTGTATCTCCGTAAGCTGCAACTCAAAACCTACTAACTCATCAGGATCAAGTGGCTCCATCCTGACAATACCTGTTTTTTTTGCTTTTAAGTCTAAGTCAAACTTTAAGAAAAGAAACTCACTAACTCTATTAGCGTATTCTGGGAATAGATCCCTTACAGCCAAGCTATACATCAAATCCTGTAAATTATCAGTATGGTCTTTTCCCTTGAATACATCTTTACTAGTCTTAAAATCCCTAATCAGGGCAAACTTTTGATCCTTATAAAGAAAGAGCTTATCTATAAAACCTCTGATTTTGTAACTAATCTCACCGTCGTTCTTAACAATATCAAAATCTTTTTCCGAATATTCCTCTGTTGGCTCCGAAAGATCACCCCCAAAGAAATCATAAGAGAGACCATTAAAGATCATCTCCTTCATCATCTCTATATTTTCAGGATCATCGACCCCCTCTTTTTCAGCATGTTTAAAAATTAAACGTTTTATAGACGGGACAGAAAAAACATCTTGAGTTTTAATTATCTCATCAAAATACTTTTTTCTTTTGGGGACACCAAGAACTTCAAATACTAGGTGGCATATAGAACCTCTCCTTGCACCATCATTACTCTTCTCTGGAAGACCTAATTTATACTTACACCAATAAAGCCAAGAGCAGGATTGAGCAGTTTTAATTCGACTCGCAGATAAGGGCGTTTGAGGTTCAGTCATTACTTAGCAACGAGGCTGTTTTAAATTCTTTTTTAGTGAACCTAGATTGGTTATTTTTTACAAAATTACAAATATAGTTTAATTGAGCATCTTGATCTACTGGTTTATTAAGCCAATCATTTTTAATGTCGCAATCATTCAAATGTGCATCACCAAAATCATTATACGGCTTAGGGGGGAATTTTACACTTAAACTAGCCAAGTCAAAATAACTAGACAATTTGAGGTAACTTTTTACCGCTGCAATAAGTCCTCTATTTTCACTGCTGCCAGAGTCGTTATTTGTAGCAATGCATATATTGACAACAGCCCTACCGCTAAGATAATTGATAATATTACTATTAACGGACAAGCCAAAAATGACCAAAACGTTTTTAATCCCTTGTTCATAAAGACCCAGTGCATCACCTATACTTTCTACTAATATTACTTCTTTTTTCAACTCTATCTCTTCATCAACACCTGTCGCAGTGTTGAAAGCTGGATAAACCCAATTATTTCTCTTGCCTACATGCTTCCATTTAGGAAGATGCTTCCATTTTTCATTATTAGAATCAACATGTCTACCAGAGAAGCCTATGATTTGACTATGTTCGTTATAAACAGGAAATACCATACGCCTATACATTTTACCAACCCCAGCCAATCCTACTTGAAAAGCTTTTTGGGTTTCTTCTGATATCTTCTTCCCCTGATAAAAGTGATAATTTGGGAATAGCTTGTCTAAGGACGAGTCTGGATATATTCTTTCCATCTGAATCTTTTCGTTAGGTTGATATGTAGAAACCTCATCTGTGTATGAGTTAGCTAGTATAGCTTCTGTTTCTTTTTTATCTTTAGTGGTTAATTCTATAAGAGCCTCAAAGGGTTTACTGCCCCTGTTCTGTACGAAGTCCATCCAGACCCCAGTATTTTTGTAGATCTTAAGCGCTGTTTTATTGTCTCCATCCCGATACAAAGCTTGAGTTCTCCAATGGTCACCACAATCAATTAGAGTATAGCCTACTGATTCCAAGATTCCTTGGAAGTCTTCAGAATTGATCGAAGTCTGGGATTTCTTCTTGATGTTCATTGGTATCTAACTCTTCTTCACCGTTTAATACTCTAGCAATGTCTCTTAAATCACCCCTCTCTGTGATATTAAAATTATTAAAATTTAAATTAATAGCATTTTTTCTCAAAGTATCTCCAATACTGACAGGCTCCACAGCCCCAGCGATATCACTACCTAAGTGTCTAGCTTTTACATTTATAAGCTTGTGAGTCCCAAATCTCTCCCCTTCACTCTCTACCTCATCACCAGTCTTACTTCTCAGAATGAACATGTGAGAACAGAACTGAGTGATACGGTCCGACAAAGAAACAATAGACTCATCATCAACTACGTTCTGAGAGTTTCTGTTATTAGTTATCCCGTATCTATTAGATTGCACAGATGTTATCATGGGGATCATTGGGTTACCATCATGTAGAATTTCTTTCTGAACACACTTTTTAAACTTATCTACCATCTCACCAACTACTTGCCACTCAGATTTATTACCACTACTCTCAGAAGTTGTTTTGATATAATCGAAAGAAAAAACCATTTGATTACCCCTACCAACCTTAGAATAATAAAATCTTTTAAGAGTATTTACCATAGAGTCAACATCCATTCCCCCGACATTATAATAATAAAATTTTAATTTATCAATCTTAGGCCATACAGATCTAACTTTATCAACTATATCTTGTCCAGCTTTTCTCCATTTACCACTTTCTAGTAAATGCATTGGAACTCCTGATAAAGCCGCACATTGGCGCATGATCAATTCCTCTTTACTCATCTCACCATTATCAAAATGTAGAACTGGGACATCGTATTTCAGACTAACCTTTGTCGAGTAATCCATGCAAAATTGAGTCTTACCAACTCCAGATCTAGCCACAACAACTGTTATGTTGCCAGCCCTCAATAATGAACCATAAATATCATTAATCTTCTCATGTGGACCCATCATGCCAAATTCTGTGACTGGGTTGTTACCTCTCTCCTCTACAAGCGCCTCCATCTCTTCATATATGTTTTCTGGCGTATCATTACCGATCTCATACAGGTTAATGCGAGAATTGTATACGTTGTCAGCCAACTCTATAATCTCTCTGTAAGAGGATTCTGGTGAGATATTCTTCATCTTCTTAGCTATCTCTTGGGAAGACTCAAGTATCTCTCTGCGTATAGAGTATTTCTTTAATTCTTTTGCTGTTTTTAAGATATTCCCTTCTGGGACTTTCCTGAGAGACAAAGACTTAATGTAATCAGAGGGCTTGAGATTATCTTCGAAAGATAATCCTAAGTCGTTAACTCTTTGAGCTACAATAATCTCATCTATCTCGTCTCCAGCATCAATAGCTTGTTGGATAATCCGAAATACAGCAGAATGAAGAGAACTCTGCTTCGAATAAAAATCTGAGATACTGATAAAGTTAGATATCTCTGCTAAGCTTTCTGGCTCTTTGAGTAATCCCGCTAACAGTTGTTTTTCTAATTCAAAATTGTATATCATGTTACAGTTCTTCTTCGCTTGATTCTTTAGGTGGATGATCCAAATGATTCTCTAAAGCTTTTGTTAAAGCAAATTCTGTCATACTGCAATCAAATTTGCAATAGACTAGAGGTTTTCCATTCTCAGAGGATACAGCCATGATTACCCCTTTATATTTATCAGCCCCACCAGACAATTCATAAATTTTTTCCACCATTTCAATGGGGATACAAAACTCTGGATTTTCACTACCATCTGGTAAATTCATAAATAAATATCTTGGTCGTTAAATACTGAAGCTTGAATCTCATCTTGAGGGTATATTTCTGCGAGTTTAATTTCATTAGCTTTGCAAAAATCAAACTTCTGCATGTCTCTCTTTAATTGCTCTGCATATCTAAAACGATTCTTGTGGAAGAATTTAACAAACTTCGTATGTTGTGCGCCTTGGACTTCTACAGCTATTTTTTTATTAGCGTTATAGAAATCTAAGGACAATCTACTCCCGACAACCCTAAACTCCTCAAAGACTATATCATTCTTCCAATAGTCGTAAAGGAATTGTTTTACAGTAGTT